GTTATTCTTAGAATAGTTTTCAAGAGACTGAATCTTTTTTTGATATTTTTCATACTCGGATTCTTGAGATGTGAGAGTCTTTTTTAAATCATCTGCAATTTCTTGATTTTGTTTTTTTAGTTCTTTTGCAACCGAATCAGCACCTTTTGCAGTATTCCTGTCAGCATTGAATTTTCCGGTTTTTTCGATATCCTCAAGCTTTAACTTCTGAGATTCCGTAATTACATCTTTTGTTTTTGTCTTGAGTTTATCCATCTCATCGTTGATTACGCTCAATCTAGTCTGTACCGCTTTCAACTCAGATGATTTGTTTCCATTAGCAATTAACGATGCTTCATCCGCTTTTAACTTTGCTTGACGATTTGCAAGGCTGAAAAAGCGTGAAATATCACTTTTTGAAGTATCTTGTGTTTTTGTAGAACCAGACTTTCCGTTATCAACATTAACTGTCTGCTTTGCCGCAGATTGCATAGCTTTTTTAAGCTGTGCGGTTACTTTGCTCTGGTCAATCTTAACATCAAGTGTGACCTTTGGAGTTTTTAATTTTCCGCTCTTGACTACCTTATCAAGTGCATCATTTATATTACGGATAGTGTCGTTTTGATTTACTCCAAAAGCTATTTTTACTGGTTTTTCTTTATAATGCTCCTTGACAGAATTAAATTGCTTATCTAATTCTGTTTTGTTTGTGTCAATAACAACCTTGACCTTAATGGCTGTTACGGCAGAAGACTCTGTACCAGTATTTTCTTTTTCATCCATACTGTTGGTCACCTCTCTTTTCCATTTTCAACAATTCCTTTCAAAATAAAAAAGAGAAGCGGCCAGCTTCTTCAAGCCAGCCTCCTCTCATTCAAATTTTATTCCAAATAAATTCTCATAAAAGATGGCTTTTACAATCCATGTAAAGCCGTCTTAACAATCATTGCCGCCTCTACTTGCGCAGGGGCAATAAACGGACGTGCAGGGCGATATTCTTTCTGCCCGCCAGACCGAAGATAATAACTCAGATCCATCCAAAGACCATTCTCGATCCAGTTCGCAAACATAGTTCCACCAACAGCCGCGTTCTCACGTTCATCAAATAGAATATTTGCCCCACCATATTCGTTCCAAACAATCGGTGAGCCACCAAAATGATATTCTCTGTACAATAAAGTATCTGCTACACGTTGAGAATCGAACTTCTTCCCACCAAGAAAATAAGACGGTTGCGGTTTTGCGATGTCTTTCACAATCATCGTAACAATGTTTCCATCACGAGTCACACTACTTACAATATTATTTGCATCTTCGATTCCAGCAGAACGGGCTGATTGTGACTGAATATTTTTCTTCGCACTTGCTTGAAGAACTGTTTCGATTTGCGGAGCTACGTCCTGCATAATTTGCTCCACACCATCTGCCACATCACTCAATAGGTCATCGAAGTTTGTATATGACTGTTTCATTCACTACACCTCAAATCTCAAACCGATCCTTTGCAGACTGAATCTTTGTCGTATCCTTTTTGATGTAATACTTGTTGGTCACATCCGTGCCAGCATGGTTGAGCAGGGAAGAGACATCTTCCAGACTCATACCCGCATTCTTCAGCAGGGTAGCACCACTGTGCCGGAAATCGTGCGGATGCAGCGTAGGCTCATCAATCATCTCACCAATCTTCTTACACCAATCACCAGCCGTGCTCGAAGTAATCGGCATCCATGCGCCATTGATTTTCGTACCAACAAACACATAGCCGCCATCCTCAATATCATGCTCAGTACGGTATTCCTTCAGCTCTTTCAAAAGCTCAGAAACTTCCTTGCTGAACATCAAATCAACAATTTTGCCTTCCTTCTCCAGAACGTCATGCACCATACGGTTCTCATAATCGATAGACTTCCAGAGTGTATTTCGCACAGCATTAACACGAGCCATCGTTGATAGTGAGAACAGTGCGTACAGACGCAACGTCATCGCATTATCCTTCATGTGAACGGTGGTCGCAGATTCAACCATAGCGTTCAGCTTCTCTCGCATCAACTTAACCTCGTCCGGTGTAAGGTATGTCTGCTTCACAACAGCCACGTCCTTGGTCGGTCGGTCAATGAACTCCATCGGATTTTCTTTGATAATTTTCTTCTTGCGAAGATACCGATATAGCGCAGAAATTGTACTCATACGCCGTTTCATACGAGCAGAGTTGTTTCCATGCTTCTTACAGTAGAACAGAAATTCCTCGATATCCTCTTCCTCAAGTTCCGTCACAGGGGCATTACCCTGATTGTCCAGAACATAAATCATCCACTGCTTGAAATCAGATTCATAATTGTAAACAGTAGACGGGCTGAGGTCACGGATGCCCATATCAGTCTCATATCTATCCCAGTATTTCAAAGACACTGGGTTTACGTTCTTGAACTTCTCAGCATCCCATAGCTTCAGCGGTTTACTTCTTGTAGCCATATTAAAATTCCCTCCAACCCACCCCTAAAAGTGTTTATTCCTTTTTATCTTTTGCCAGCACAGCAGAGATCTCCTGCTTATTGTCCAGCAGGGCAGACATAACCTGAGAAGCCTGATTTACATCAAAGTCTCCAAGATTCTTCTTTGCCTCATCCAGATAATCCTTCAGGTAATCAATAAACTCGGCAAACGCATCGCGCTTGTTGCAAATTGCCAGAGCAAGATACTCATCGTGAGAACGCTGCACACGCTCCTGCACTGCCTTCTCCAGAGAATCATACTGATCCCAGAACGTAGAAGTATCGCAACCTGCAGCTTCAATCTTCAGGTTAAAAGACTCATAAGCAATGCGCGGCCACTCAGTCTGCGGTTCATTGCGATAATCATAACCAACAAAATACTTCAAACAGGTCAGCCGAAATGCCACATCAAACAGCGCAGGCTGATAATCGTCCTGAACAGTACACATCTCAATGACCTCTTTCACGAAGTCAATTCGCTCCTGAAAATTTAAAACCTTCATTTTATCTCCCTTTCGTCTGTGCTTGCTTTAATTTCTTTCGCTCTTTTCGAGCTTTTTTTAGGTCGTCGTAATCGACCCAGCCTCCATCAATTTTGGAGTATGTAATCCAGCGGTAATCTACATCAGGATACTTGAACCAGAACATCTTGCGCTTCATCAGCGCAACACTATCAGCGAATCCCTTCGTATCAATCACTTGTTTGCTGCCATCTCGATATGTAATTTCATAGTCCGCCACATAATCAATCTTCCGCACCGCTACGTCCTTTCCGTCCTTATCGACCCGGCGGAACGCTTCCTGCAGAAGAAAGGGGACTTGCTTACGACACTCTACAATTTCGCCGCTTGCCAGCCTTGGCAATACAATATCTCGATAAAACAACATTTCTGCCTTACTATCATAAACTACGCCATCATATGTTCTATCTGCTGGATTCTTACTGACATTAAACTTTGTTCTGTTCTTTTTCTCCATAAAATCACCACGAAAAACGAAGGGGCGGTTATGCCCGCCCCTTATGATTTGATGTTTTCTTAACTACCGGCTTCACGGGCGTCTCATCCTTTACATCACTAGATGATTCATTTTCAGCCTTTGCAGGCTCATCCATGATCTCATGGAAAACATCACGAACAGCAGGGATAAAAGTTTCTACCTCGGCTTCCGTAACATTCTTATACTTGCGCATCAAAAGAGTAGTCAAGTCTGCCTTTGCAGTCTCTTTTGAAATAATTCCCTGACGATACTGATTTACAGCAGTCCACACAAGAAAGTGCGGCTCAGTGTCGCAAATCATTCGCCAAGGATTAAGACGCGCATCCTGCTCGCAATGCGGGCAAACCGGATATTCTTTTCCGCAAGTACGGCACCAATTTAGATTTGCCATTAGGCAGCTGCGGTCTCGATGCGGAACAGACGCTTATCGTCAGAGCAGTACTCCTGAGTAGCGCTGATCTTAACAGGATGAGTCAGCTCGTTATTCAGGGTCATATCGATAGCGTTATCCATCTTGGCATTCGGGAAGATGATGCGCATCAGCTTCTTGTTTGCCTTGTCACAAGGATTGTAGCAGAATGCCTCGATCACAAACTCGCCCTCGGTAGAGAACTTGTCGGCACTATCATTGATGGCAACGCCCTCCTCACTCTCATACTGGTACTTTACAACAAAGCGGTCGCCAGCCTTCAGGTTTGCACCAGTAGGCAGAGTAACCTCAGTACCAGTGACAGAGAACTGAGACTCTGCAGTCTCACCTAGCTCAAAGGTCTTCAGTGCATTGCCCTGACCATCGATTAGATCGATGTACTTAAAGGGGGCATTTGCAACAGCAGCCTTGGGAGTATGGGTCAGAGTCAGCTTCTTGCCGTCCGCAGAAGTCAGGTACTCAACAGTGGTAAAGACCTGCTTTGCCTCAGAGGAAGCAACCTCCTTCTTGGAGCCCATCTGCTCTGCCAGAGCACCCAGATGCATCAGAGCATTAGACCAATCTGCCTCAGCGGTCTTGCTCTTGTCGAATGCCATAATGTTAACGCCCTGTGCATCCTGAGCATAAACAGTCTCGCCGCCCAGAGTCAGCTTGAAGTCCTTAACCTGGTTCATAGTCCACAGACGCTTACCATTCAGGTCATACTCGTGAATGCGATGAACGCGGTCGATAACGACCTCATTAAAATTAAAATCACTCATAATTTTCTTCCTTTCAATTTATTTGGATAAAATAAAAGAGCAAGGTCAATCAATCAACCTTGCTCGTCCAATCCAGTTGTGCTTTTGGAATCTTTCCAAATTCCACGGTGCCAGCGTAAACGCCATGCATCGTATTATCGTATTTTTTTATTTGCTGAATCTTTCTTACATGATTCATAAACACACTCATAGGGTAATCCATAGCCTTGAAATAATCCGCTTTAAAGCCAGACGAACACGCCATCGAGAGCACAAGCTCAGCAAGATGTGGTTCATAACGCTTAATTTTTTGATACTCCAAGTTATCTCTGGCTTCCTCTATCATTGCAATTCTTGTTGGTTCGTCAGCAGCAAACTCGGAATGCTTTTCAATTCCATTCGCAGCACATAGGTACTGAGAAATCGTTTCATACACCACATGGTCAATACGAGTGTCCGTAAGCCTGTTGTGTAATACGATCTCACCACTTATGTTATCTTTCGCCATCATAAACCCAGAAATGTCCATATCACCAAGCAAAATAGACATATCCTGATTTTTATTGCCTATAAAAAGTTGCCGGAACATTTCAAAATCCGAAACCTTCTGCCAATCAACCCCAACAGAGTCAAGTTGTGCTTTGTAGTCGCTCGATGTAGAACAGAACAGATAAACCAACTGAAAATACTTTTGCTCGCCATAATCGATAATGTCACCGACAGACGGCATATGAATCGTAATTTTGTCATTGATTTTAAAATCTCTTCCACGCATCAAGCTTGGCTCATACAGTTCTCGAAGTTCCATCAACCACACCCCACAAGGTCATCCAGATCCTGCGTCTTGAACGTCATGATTCTCACACGATGGTGTAAATCCATGTTATCCTCGATGTTGGATGTAATTTTAAGTTGCTTGATTCCAAAAATTGTACTGCCGTGTAGTTCTTTTTCCACAAGACCACTCAGATAGTCAACTCGTGTTGCACCGCCATGACCCTTCATCTTCATCAACGCTTGGTTCACAATAACCCACACAGTAAGCGTGAAGTTCTCATACCAATCGTTGACGTTGCTACGATCAGTCATATTTACCTTAAAACAAATATAGCTGTGTGCTGCCTCAATCGTGTCGGGAATATGAAAGTATGGGAAGATGTATGTATAAATCGCCTCGTCAGGCTCTTCAATATCATCATTACCCATCGCTTCAACAAGTCCTTCAGTATTGACCAGCTTTAAAGCCAATTTGTTTTTGTAGTCAGTAATCAATTCACTCGTTGTCACAGCAAACTCACCACCTTACATTCGATAGATGTATTTGCCGTACCATCTGCATTTGTCAAAGAAATCCTAACAGTTGCGCCGTCCATAATACTATTATTCAAAATACGAATTTTAAAAGTACCATCGTCGGCAGTCTGTGCCTCAACAAATTCCTTGAACTCATCAAGGCAAATAAAACTCCACTTTGCAATCTCCGCAACCTCTTCGCCAGTAATACTTGTGAACACCGGAGTGAACTTTTTCCAAGAGCCGCCAACACGAACTTCTGGCTTACCTGCATACTTAATAGTAGCAGTCACCTGTGAGTCAGCATCCGGTTCGTTACTCTTGTTTGGTTCAAAGTAATCACAAATCATCTTCTCGGCATTGTCCGTCTTACTGTTATACTGATCCTGCCGGATATTCAACACAAGGAATCCCTGCGTTTTACCATGCAGTTCGTAGCGCTCTGTACTCTGGTCAACAGAAGTCGTAACATATGTTTTCGGTTCTCCATTGATAATTTCCAGCATAAAACGCTTATCAAGGTCAATCAATGCAGTTTCATCATCAAAAGGCATCTGCACCTTATACTCACGCTGGCTCAGGGAAGTCACAACGAGTTCCTTGTTGTTCGCATAGTAAGGCTTACTCAGCGTTGCCCAACGAGATACTATCTCACCAGTAATCGGATTTTGCCATTGAATCTGACGATTACACAGCTCCATTTTTCCACGAAGAAAAATCTCATCGTTCGGTTCAATCTCGGTCACTAGCCATTTACAGTTGTAGCAATCAACAATATCACCAAGGTTCAAAGAATCACCGGGATAAGCCCAAATCTTTTTCTCCTTGACTATACTATTACTACGGCTGACAACCAACTTCTGAGGTAAACCATTCACTAGAGTATTATCCTCGTAGTCAACACTATCTTTGAAGTGCGCAGCGAAGTCATGCTTTGCAAAAGCAATTTTGACATCCTTTTTGTTAGACATCTTTGCGGCACCACCAACAGCTCGTGCCCTCGTATAAAAGTCCATCTATGTACCTCCTTACTCAGAGTAGGAAGCGTATGTATCATAGTCGATGGTCTTACGCTTACGGGTCGAGCGGTCTTTTGCCATATAATTGTCCAACATCGTCATATTCTCCTCATGGATGTCTTTCACAAGGGCACGAATACTCGCACGCTCATTAGCAGGGGAGAATACCTGTAAACTTGTAGGAAGGTCTTGTGCGCTAAATGCCTTTAGCTTTCCAAATTCTCGTTTGAAATGTTGCTCCAACATCAGGTGCGCAAGCATATCAATTTCGTCGTATGTAAGGTCTGAATTGAACTCCTCTAACTCAGAATCATAATCATCAAAGCTAAAATTCTCTTCAGGTTCAATATTTCTGAAAATAACAGAAAGTGACTCCATTAAATAACTCTTTGCACGGTCATGCACAAGGTTTCTTACTTCATTCTCGCTCAGGTCAAAATACTGAAAGAAATTACTATCAGTTTCAACCAGCTCATAGAACTTATCGTATATTTCCGAAAATGCGGTCACATTATCCCTCCAATCTTACTCGGCGGGAACGACCTCCGCCTTTTCTGCCTCTGCCTTCTTACGGCCACGCTTGACGGCAGACTTTTCTGCAGAGCTGTCCTGTGCAACAGGCTGCGCACCTGCCATCATAATAGATTGCATCTGTGCCATCATAGCCTGCATCTGCTTCTGCATTTCAGCCATCTGATTCTTTGCAGTCTCAAGTTCTGCCTGAACATTATCAGCAGGCTTGGTTGCAGGTACAACAGACAACTCGCTGTTACGCTTGCCAGCACGAAGCTCCTTGTAACGCTCGTCAATCAGGCGCTTAACCTTAGTAGACAGATCTTCACCGGCATTGGTCATACGATAAAAGCGACCACGGATACGCTCAAACTGAGCACCATCCTTAATGTCAATCATTCGCTGAAGATTCTCGACAGTAGGATTCAGAATCGCATCATCAATATCTTCAATGAATAGAACATCGTCACCCTTAATGCCAATAGCCTTAAAGATTTCTTTCTGCTCTTCAGGGCGAAAACGCAGAACACCATTCTTGAACGCAGAACAAGTGCTGTTCATATACATAATCTCTTCCGGCGGAATAGGAATCACACAAGGCTCTTCCACACTACCGGGCTCGAAAGTATAGCCCTTACCGTTCAGTGACGAAATGGTAACCACGTTATCGTCGCAGTTCAGAACGTCAATGAACTTCTTTTCCATCACGGAACTCATAATTTGTCTCCTTTTCTATACAAAGCGGAGACCGCAAAGCCTCCGCTCAAATTTGCCTTTGGTAAAATTACTGCAGGACAATCTTAGCAACACGCTCGATATGATCAATGCTGTAGCCGAAGGTGAAGTCCTTGACCATCAGATGGATCTTTTCATTATTGTTGTCGTGATCCTCGTAAGTATGAGTCTCACCCTTCATGTCAAGACGGCCAATCTTGCCCGCAATACCATAAATTCTTTTCTGTTATTTTTAAGAAAAATGTTTATCTAAAATTGATTCAATGTTATCAAAATCCGTGTAGGGAATTCTGATAAGCTTGATATTGTTATCAGCGCAATACTGTGTTTTTAAATCGTCATGATATTTTGTTAATTTAAAACGATCATTTGCTGTTTTGTCTTTGTTCCCGCCAAAACGCACAGGAAAGAAATGCTGCTGTCCATCATATTCAATACATGTATTTTTATCTGGTATGTAAAAATCAAACGGAAGTTTGTGTCTGTCTTTTAATTCTTCAAAAGATTTCTGTGGAATATATGTGATTCCTTTTTTATCAAAATATTGCCGAATTCGCTTTTCACCCTTTGATGATGCACATTTTGGGCAACCATTCGGATCTTTCTTTAATAATGAATTTGGACTCGCATACCATTCATTTCCACAAATACGGCAATGACATAGCATTTTTGTTTTATTTCCACTATATTCACCAATCGTATAGATGGATTGTGTTTTGGAATGAAGTTCTGCAACGAAATCAATTGTTGTTTTCCTCGCTATGCCACGACATTTTGGGCAACCAGATTTATCATGAATTAAATGGGCAGCGCTTGTAGTCCATTTATATCCGTCAATATCACACTTTACTTCAAGAGGAGCACAAATACCTTTATATTCAGTTAAAATAGTAAGGTTTGGAGATATCTTTTTTACCATACTACAAATCTGTTGATTGGTATATCGTTCCTTTCCGCTACATCTTGGACAAGCACACTTGCCACTTTTTAATGATTTCAAAACAGCGTTTGCTAAAGTTTCCCACTCGTATTCGTCTAAAAGACATTTAAAACGAACCTTATTGTTTGCACCAGAATATTTGTTTAAGAGAATGATGTTTTTACTATAAGAAGCAAGTTCTTCTCTAAATTCCGCATCTGTTTTCATTCTGCTCACTCAATACACCTCCTTTCTCGCAAAAACAAAAGCCAGATACTCTACACAGCATCTGGTTAAGTCAAAATATTAGATAAACACTATAATCGGACGCTACTCCGTTCTTGTTGCATATAGCAACCTCGTACTCTCATACGAGCAAAGACTATATCTTCACCCAGTAAAATTGGGGCACACCACTTCGGATGCCAAACACTTGCATCCTAACCGCTCCCACGCGGATAGTCGTTGAACCTTCCTCTATTCGAGGCTTGGCTGCTGATTACCCATTATTTCGACGTTTAGGATTTAACCTTGCGCCATCTACAATTTTCTTTCTACTTTCGTAACCACCCATCTAGACATATTTCATCCTTCTGTTTTGGTAATTGTAGTTTTAGGGTTTTCCAGCAATTCAATGTGTATTTATTATCGTGACTTACATCACGACTGGACTATATTACGTAAATTACATAAATTTAATCCGGGATCAGCAGGGAACCATCACCCAGCTTCTTGGCGGAGCTAATACCAGTGATAGCAACACCATCGTAAGTCTTAACCAGACCATAACGGTTAAACTCATCCTTAGCTGCGTCAGACAGATACTCAGCGTAACCGGTCATACGACGCATCTTAGCACAATACTTCATCAGACTGACAGTGAAGGGATTACCACCATCTGCGTACTCATTCAGATACAGAGCCAGAGCGTCCATATCCTGCATAGTGGGCTCCTTACCCTGTGCATCGATCTTCTGCTCGCCACCAGTGATAGCGTCATCAACCATGCTGAAGATGTCATAGAACATCTGGTTCTTCAGAGCCTCAGTCATAAAGGTGGTCAGAGTTGCCACACTCTTCCAAGCATTACGTCTTACTTCCACATAGCTAAGATCAGCCTCGATCTGCTTATTACGCCAGACGGGCTTAATGGTCTCGTAGTGCAGGTAAGACTTCGGCACGTTGCCGCCCTTAGCTGCATCATAAGCTTTCAGAGTGTTCTTAACAGTACGACCTGCCTCGTAGTCATCAAACTCACCAACATTACCACGCTCAAACATGGAGTCCAGCAGCTCATCAGGTGCACCATACAGCTCATCAGTCACAGTGCGGTTAACAAACTGAGCAATCTCCTTGTTGGGGTCGCCCTTATCAATCAGCTCCTCAACATGAGCGCCAACAACCTCAGCAATTTCCTTGTCCTCGGCATCCATAGCGCGATTGTACTGAGTCTTCTCAGCAACTTCATAAACACGACCAGGCTGCTTCATCAGCTCGGCCACTTCAATATCCAGTGCCATAATTCATTTCCTTTCTCTTCGCGCAAAATAAAAGAGCTACCGCCAAAAAACGATAGCCTTAAATTTCACGTATCATATTCAAGATTTTTCTCTTAATCAAGCAACAGTCTTTGCCTCGGGCAGCACACTGATCATAATCAGCTTGTGGCCGTTGTCGTCCATCACACCAGCAAACTCAAAACGAGAAGCACCAGTAGTAGCAACCTGCCACTTACCGTCAGTGTTGACCTCCAGCAGCTTGCCAATATTGGTATCCTGTGCATCAGCAGCCTTATACTGGTCGGTGCCGTACAGCTCGCCAGCATACAGAGGAACGCGCTTCACCAGCACACCTGCCTTAATCTCGGTGACCATCTTGTCATAGTCATCAAAATTAGTCTGGCTTGCATAGATGCCCTCCGGGATAAACTCATGGGCAACCATCTCGATGCCCTCGGCGGTAGCTGCGTCAGGGAACTTAACCTGACCAGCCTTGTGATCAACCTGAACACCCATACCGGTGACCATATCGACCTTTGCGGCATAGTTAGCGGGAATATTCTTCGCGCCGTTCACCATCAGTTCACGAATCATAATATTTTTCCTTTCTCTTAAATGTTATTACTTACCCAAATATTCCCGCCATGCGTCACGCTTGTTAGCGTTAGTGGTGTTATACTTGGTTTCATTCAAATTCAGCTTGATACTCTCAGACTTATGTACCTCAGAGGTCTCAATCTTCTTTTCAGCAGAAGCCTTCTTGGCGGCTTCAACGCAACGCTCGGCAATCACACTCTTAATGCCGGTCTCGTTCAGATCCTCAATTAGACTTGCGTAGTTACCACCCTCGGAAACTTCAGCTTCAGTAATCATATTGCTGGAGATTGCGTACTGACGCAAATCCTCCTTTTTCTGTGCAAGTTCCGCAGCCGCCTTTTCTGCCTCTTCCTTCTCTGCCTGATCTTTATATGGAGTCAGAGAAGCAACCTCTTCCTTTGCACTCTGCAACTCAGTGTTCAGGCTTGCAATAGTGTTATTCAACTCCGCAATCTTGGTATTGACATCAGAAATAGAAACGGTCAAAGTGATATTCTGCGGCTCGCCAAGAGAAACTTCATCGCCCTCAACAGTATAAGGGAACATAATGTAATCTAGCTCGTTCATGTAGCCCCACTTCTTGCACCAGATAGTGTGATCTTCAGGGAACACATCAGTCATGTAGTAATCAGAGCTAATCTTTGACACTGCATCTTCAAGCTTCATATACAGATCACGATCAGTCAGACTGGAAGTCTCAGTGGTAGACTCCGGCTCTGGCTCACCAGCAGGCTCAGTACCGGTTTCAGGCTCAGTCGAGGGAGGAGTTTCACCGCCTTCCTCGGAAGTCTGAACGTCAGGCTCTGCCGGAATGGTGGGCTCAGTAGCAGGTGCGGCGTCAGGCTCGCCAACGGGAGTCTGCTCTGCCTGCTCATGCTTAGTGGGCTCAACCTGTGCGGTCTGAGTCTCCTTGTCCTTATTCAGTTTCAAATTTTTTGCCTCCTTTTCATTAGATTCTATATTTGAAATCTCTTTTGTATCCTCGATATAGGCATTTGCCAATTCAAGGCCAAAATCGGTTTCAGCGACTTCAAGCAGTTTAGAGCACTTATATGCCGGTTCAACATTTGCACCAAGCAAGCAATGTGCAGTAAACACGCCATCGTCAATAATTTTTGCCATGCGGCCACCCACGATTCCCTTATGAGCTTTCAGCACATCAATTTCCCAACTGGTGTTCAACGTGCCACTCTCAATACGGCGCAGAATCGTCGCACAAGCCTTTGGATATCGCTTCCAGATCTTACAAGAGGCAACAATAAAGTCGGTATCGTCAATTTTCTCGATACCGACTGACTGAAAACTACCGAATGCATCAGTGTCAAATTCGGCAGTTTTATATTCATTGCCATCATCGTCTTTTCTGGTGACGACTTTCATATTGTGACCGGAGAAATCCAGTTCACCCTTTGGAGCTACGACCAACTTACCAACAAGCGGGTTGCCAACCAGTGTACTCATCCAACTTTCAATGGTGTCACGGTTCAAAGCAACCTGATTCCCATTTACTGAGAAGTCACAGATGACAAACTTGGCAAGATAGTGGTCTGGATGCTCCGTAATCTCAGAGCAACAAATATTTCTACTATAGAAATACTCCTTACTCATCGTTCATCACCTCACTTACTATCTTCATTTCTCTGCTGGTCATAAATTTGTTTTTCAGTTTCCTCGCCCTTTGGACGACCTGTCTTTTTATCACTGTCACCGCCACCGCCGGAACTACCGGTCGATGTATAAGAGGTCTGGCGAGCCACAAACACATCGTCATAACCTTCTTCGGTTTCAGCCTGACGCTTGCGTAGTTCGTCCTCAGCATGAAGTCCCATGTACTCGTAAGCAGTCTTGTAAGAACAGTTCAAAGTGGTGAACAGGAACTGAGCAATCGCCTTCTTCATCTCCATACCCATCATTTCAGTAGTAGAGACCTTCACATCAGGGCAGTACATTGGGTCTACACCTGCGTCTTCAAGGCGAATACGATACCAGCGTTTTAATACATCTTCAATCTGCTCTGCAATCTTACCAATATTTTTCATCAACTGGTCAAGAGACACTTTTGCAGTTGAAACAGTCTGCTGACCATCAGTATTCAAGAAACTAATACCCAAAGCAGCCATCTCTCTGTTGCGATACTGCTTGACAGTCTCGATATTTGTCATCTCGACCTTCGGCTCAACATACTTAATATCCTTGACATAGGGAGCGGTCGTTACAAGTACGGTATTTTGCTTCCATGCACGCAACAGGTTGTCATGTGCTGTCACCTGTTCAGAGAAACCCTTCTTGTCGTTGTTTGGTCCCATCAACGCAGGATCAAGTTGCTGCCAGATTATTTTCTTAGCCTTTGCCTTAGCGTTCACACGGTCTGAAGTATCAAAGGTCTCAAGCATCAATGCCGGACGTAAGGCGCGGAACAGGGGAGAAACACCATATTTTTGCCCCATATTGCCAATACGAATTACGCCACAATGGTCAACATCCAATTTTGCATATGTATCACCATTCTTAAACGCCTGATACACCTCGTCTGGATAGTTGTTCTGAATCTCGGTCTCCTGATTTTCAAAGAATAGTGCTTTATTCTTCTTATCCTTCAGCATAGATTTGCTCAAAGCGGATTTCAGCTTAGACATATTGATAAGCACAACAGGCTGTCCATTTGATAAGTAATCACTTATCTCAGCAATACCAAGAGGGTAGTAGTCTACAATGTAGTTCTCATCCTTCTGACGCAGATATGTAATGTAAGTACCCTCTGCATAAGTCATCGGAATGGCGGCACGCAGCAGACTTCGCACATTGATTTGCGCGTTAAAATCATCAATCACTTCACGGGCATAATTTACCTGTTTTGTCTTATTACGCTGCTCGGGGAACTGCGCGAAACTGCATTTGAACTCCGTATTAACATTCGCCTCAATCGCATCATAAGTAATGCCAATCAGATCATCCTTATTGATGTAATTACGGATAATACCATTGACCGTCTGCACATTCGTCAGGCTTGACTGTAGCCCTCGTGCAAGTTCATCAATTCGGTCAACCGTCAGCGTTTCAGAAGAGGCTGAAATTTTCAGGTATGTACTATATTGCTTATTTTCAGGATCATAGGATGCGATAGCGTGGCGGATAACATTATCCATTCTTTCTTCTGAAAGCTCGTTTACAGATGTAAGCACAACAGTACAATCATCTGTCTGTGAAGCAGTCACGACATCAAAATCTTCCTTTTTCTTTCTTGCCACATTTTCACCTCCTCTGCTTAGAAGTCAATGTTAGAAATGCAAATCGGCGGAGTAGTCATTGTCTCCACCGCAGACTGACGCACTTTATCTTTACGACGTAATTCGTATAGACGATGAGCAAGCAAAATCGCAACATAGAACCTATCATCGTGAATTTTATTTGCAACGTCGGGTGCCAAAGCATATGTTACGGTCGTATTTTCAGAGTTTGTCGTTTTCTGAATACTTGTAATCTCGTTCTTCATCAAGTCGATGTTAACCCACGCAGTCTGTTCCTCTAAGGAAAGCTCATGCGTCTTCAAAATTTCTTGACCAGTTGATTTATCCACACCGTCTACTACCTGAACGTAGTCTCCACCGTTATATTCAAGAGGGAAGTGAATGACACCAAGATTCATCAACTCAATAAATTCCTCAACCATTGCAGTACGGAATTTACGAGGACTAATTAGACGTAGCTTATCAACAGCATCTGGGTAACGGGCATCATATCCTTCATATAGTTCATGATTTGCGTCAATAAAGCCGCGATGTTCTGCACCTGACTTATCGGTCCAATTATTAAGCAATCCATCTGCATAGGTCGAAGTACCGCCGCCACCTGCGCCTTGGTCAATCATCAATCTATCAATGTACTCGTAATCAGGATTTTGACCATTGTAATGTAGAATCAACTCATGCAACTGCTCAAGCTGACGATTAGAATCGAGTTTGAATTTTTTCTCATTCGCAAGGTCAACCATGTTCACGCAATTTATAATGTCGCCACACATGCCATTTTCTGGATCGTTATAAATACGCATAACGCCAACAATAGAATTATCCATTGTGCGGGCAGGATCAAACGCAAGAATATACTGATAGTTCTTATCCCAATAAAGCTGTGGTATATACTTTCGCTCATTGCGACGAACTGTACCCCATTTGATGATCTGATTTACGCCACCATCACGGCTTGGGCGATTATAATATTCACGCAACGCCTTCATTTTATTTGACTTTAGAGCTGCTTCAACTTTATCTCTCGTCAGCAGAGCCTTGTATGGCTTGCCGTTCATATAAACCTGAATTGCAACATCACAAATCATGTCACAAACAAAATAATCACGGTCACCGGCAATCATACGCTTTGCAAAGTTTTTGTAATAACGATAGAATAGTTTATCCATTGTATCCTGACTCGAAGCATACACAAGCTGTGTAGGAACCTTGCGAGGCTGGGTTTCAGGGTTATAAGAATCATCCGTATCAGTCACGAAGTCAGTATTCTGAGTGGCAAAAGCTTCACAGACAACAATCAGTTCATCAGAGCAAAACGCTGCTTCGTCAAAGAATACAAGTGTAGCACGTCTCATATGTTATCGTTTGGGCTTTTTATCCCAAACTTCTTACGATTATTATTTTCGTAAGGTCGGCATATCTTTTCACCTTCAGTTTTACCTGTTAAGGGGCGAGGACTCGTGGAGAGATTATATTCTATTGCTAGTTTCACTCTCTATGCTCTGCGTGTGACTATATTTTTAAATATAGCCTTCCACTCTGATTAGCTTCTCAGCCTTCCAGTATTCTTCCTCACTTAATAAATTAACCTGCCATTTCTGACAGGCGAAGCAAACGTTGTGCTAAATTGTATTCTTCATACAAGCGGTTCTTCTTTTCTAACTTCCTATCAAGATAAATTGTTGCATCTTCAAACATATAGTTCCACATACGATCTGCGTTTTGAACGCCACGGATATACAATCTATATGTGCTTCTTCCTTTTTCATCTGTTATATACGAACAAATTCCAGCATTATATAATATCGTTCTCATTTGTTCCAACATTTTTAAACTGGCGGAACAAAAATTGATAGCAATGGTTTTCTTTGTTGAACTATCAGTACAAATGCAACCATCTCCATCAAAAAAGCCCCTGATAAAATGATGCATTAAATTAGCATCAATATCAGGGACTTCGATAATGAATGTTTTATTTTGTACACATCCATGCGACTCTAAATCATGAACCATTTCTTTTGAGTAGCATCGGATATTACACGATTCTTGTGGTTTTCCATTAAAAGAACATATTCTGGTTTCAAACGTTACTTGAAGATTTCCGTTGATGGATTTATTGAACTTCTTTAAATGTTTGTAATCTCCTTTATAAAGTTTTATTCCAGCTTCATAATTCCTTGAATAAGAATTTGAACTATCTAAAACGAAACCATCTGCATAGAAAAAACCAAGCCAATAAGCTTTTTCTTCTGTGTCAATATTTTTAAAAAATCTAAAATCAAACACATTTTTTCTTTCCGTGATTCCAAGCTTACTTGCCTTGAGTTGTATCGCATTTCGATTTCGTCCAGGAAGAATCTCCATAAGTTCTTTAAAAGAATGTGTTGAATAGTTTTCTTTTAATTTTTGAATTTCTTCTTCTGACCATCTCTCGTCTTTACTTACGCCCATTTCATGAGCTTTAAATATAACACTTTTTCTTGTGCGTTCAAGATGATTTGCTATTTCTTGCGGAGACAAAATATAATAGTTGTCTTTTAAATATAGCTCTTCTTCTTTTGTCCATCTTTTCATAAAATACCTCTTTGATTATTGTCCCGTTCATCAATGATTTATTTAGAACAATAATACGTAATTAAAAAATTTACTTCTGTTAGAATCCGGGTTTGAGTTCAATGTGTTAATAGAACTACCGTTGTAAAATTCGACAACGTACCCGGCGGGATTATGACTAAAGCCACTCTTGTTAGTTGCAGACTTTTTGGTTTCCTTTTCTGCAATATCTTGCAGACTACGAATAGAAGCTGCTGTCTTGCCAACACGAGTGACAATTTCTTCGATTTTATTAAAAGTTTCTGAATGTATTTAATGTACATCGCAACTGTACATTGCCGCATAAACGACCACACAATTTCTTGTCGTGAATAGACTATTTCATCATCCAAAATAAATTTGGAGCTTGATTTTTCCTCCGCCATAAGCTTGCGGTTTTACTCTCCCACAAGGAGATAGTCGTTGAACCTCACCCTGTCATATAGACGTTACGGGTAGTGGCTGCATGAACATGGATTCTTACGAGCCTTAGCACATCATAAGACGATTTTATTTCAGCATAACTCATCTCTACGTTTTTTCTGCTTTCGCACATTTACGTTTATCGTTTCCGATTCCGCTTTAGTGTAGAGCTTTACCAATTACCTGCAATTAACCAAGAAGCACACACACATCTCTGTATATGTGAGGCAACTTACCTTACTCTGATCACCAACGCTACTTACAATATAAATAGCTTGGTTTTCATACAATATAGCCTTCAGTAGAATGAAGACTGACCCAACAAAGGACTTACCAAAGTTTCGACTACACGCCCAAAGAACATGACTTGCATTCCAGCTTTGCTCCAGCATGTATGCCTGTGCATCGAATAGTTGGATGCCCAACAAATCTCTGGCAGCAATAACAGGATTCCGACGATAGAATGCAATCGTTGCCGCATCACACTCATAAATCTTACGTTTTGCGGCTGTAATAATAGGCGCTCTTTGTTTCATTCTCATACGGCATCACCATCCGTATCTTTTGCACTTGCATCAATACCGGCATCTTCCAACAGTTCTTTGAGCCGTTGATTCTCGATAAGAGACAGTCTGTATTTTTCCTTAGCGTCATCACTTTCTTTCTGGAACTTATCAATCAATTCTCTCTGTGTATCGAAAATTTCCTGCATGTCGTTTTCGTCAAAGAAAGCATTTTCCTTGATTGCCTTAACACTCATATCTGCCGCCCATTGAGTGCCCGGAGACCGTAACTGGTCGTAGAAGTTTGCTTCTGCACCAGCAATATCCTTTTCACGCATATCCTTCATTAAGAAGGTAAGTGTGTTACGTCCGGCATCCTTGTTGGAACGATTCTTGACAGAAATCTCGTTTTCCTTGGCAATTTTATCGTTATTTGAAACCAGCTTAACCTTGATATCATTCAGGCTCTTAATTGCTTCTGCCGAATTCATTGGGTTCAAACGAGCAATCTGCAAGTCGATTTGACGTATCTGGTTGTTGTTGTTCACGACCTGAACAATCTGGGATAGTTTGAACGGGTCGTCCTCAATACCATCCTCAAAATACTTGATGAGTTCGCTAAACAAATAGCGACGATCGCCCTCGTTATAACCATCAAATGGGTCGTACCCAATAACAGAAATACAGTCATCTTTTGCTTGAATCTCAATCTTAGACCACTTCTGTTCTTTCTCTTCCTGAATGTCAACAGCCGTTTTATTCAGCTCTCCACTGGTAATCGTAGTGCAGAAGTTTTGAAACTGAAACTGTTTGTTATTTAGTTGGCGAAGATATAAACCTACGGAGAAATTATTATTATGAGATACAACCGAATCAAAAAGAGAATTGTAAAACGGAGCATCAAGAAGATGACACATTAAGATACAAGCAGTACGTTCACTTCCATATCTTGTCTTAAATTCATCAAAAAGACTATTCACGCACTTCTTACAAAGAGGCGCATAGCAGTCATTTGCTTTATAAAGTAAGCTATGTGGTAGTCGATAAAAAGTTCCTACCGGATCTTCTTTTTCATCACCGCAACGACAACAATGGTAAGTTGGCTTGTTTGTCAGAACGATATCTTCTTCAACAACCTTCTTCTTTCTAGGCAAACAAACACCTCCATTCAAAATCAAAATAAAAGCCGTAGGATGTGCGCACATTCTACGGCAACAAAATACACTCTCTAATGTGCTTGTAAAACAGAAGCCGAGAGTGTTTCCTTCTATAAAAGACCTATCATGATACGCATCGTTGAGAGGCTTAATAGGTTCTGTTCTTAAAAAGCGTCTCTCACATGGTACACACTGCAAATAAGCGAGTGAGAGACTAATCATCTATGTGAGCTTGCTATGTTACCGACGCAAATGTCGTGAACATACCTCGCCCTGCCAGCGAACCGGCATAATAATCAAAATAAACCTACCGCCAGATGGAGTAGAAAACTGACGGCAGGCTTGCAAAAGGGGAGATGCTGGGTGCAGGTGTGGGAGTCAAACCCACCCAAACACAGCTTATGAGGCTGGTTAGTACATCGGCACTATCACCTGCGTTATAAAACCTACCTTTTAGCCGGTGGTAGGGAACCGGTTTTAATTACAAGCCCTCCGGGAGAAGGACACGACATCAGGAGGATTCGAACCTCCGGTGCCTTACGGCACAAATGGGTTCAGGCCATTCGCAATAAACCAAACTCTGCCATGATGCCATAATAGCCCCACTTTCCATATATTGCTGCTTCTTGTTTTCGAAGAGTAGGGAGTAGCAATATAGTCATGGAGATGGAAGGACTCGAACCCTCGGCCTCTCAGGTTGATCAGTTTCCCGCGCTCTAGCCACTGAGCTACATCCCCATATAAACAAGCATCCATCAAGCCATCCGAGCTAGTTGAATTGTTCTCGTGTTGATAAAACGCTTGTTTTTAAACCTTCGCATTAACGTAGCGAAACACGAATAGCTTATCATTTCATTCCGCAGAACTACTTTGCATCCAATCATCCATAGATTAATTTGGTCTAGGCGGTAGCAACTATTGACCGCACAGCTTGGAGCCACCTGTAGGAATCAAACCTACGACATATGTGGTACGAACACATTATTCTATCTACTGAATTAAAGTGGCATGGAGCCAGTGACATGACTTGAACATGCGAAATCCATAAAGGCATCGGGATTACAAAACCCGCGTTCTACCAACTGAACTACACTGGCACAATAAGCTGGAGCAATCACCCCAGCCCATAGAAAAGGAGACAACAAATGATGTCCCAAAGCAGACCTTGCGGTCGTACTTCTTTTTTAATTACCCACTTATTGGTAGGGTGTCACCGCTTTTAATTCAAACGCACAATATGCGTTTTACTCTCAATCAACTTTCCATCCTTGTCCTGATAGACAATAATAAAACCCTCTCGCTGGGAAGTAGTTAACTTGCCTTCGGCATACTGCATTTTAGAAGACTCACAGCAACAACCCTGCTCGTAAACGACAGCGCCATCACCAATGTCATAATGACCGCACTTGTGAGTATGAGCGAGAACCACTGCATTGACATCCTTAAATCCGTTATCACGGAAGTATCTGAATGCCTTCTCAGCAGTCTTCAGTAACCCAGATGAGTAAGTCAGCGGATGCACAAAGACGGTATCACCAATCTGACTGAAATAAGTATCGTTGTAAACAATCTCGATACCAGTACCATTGAACACCTCAATCAAAGGGTCGTAATGAACCTTGGTATGAAGCTCCTTGTTGTAATGGTTAAAACCATCAACAAAAATAAGCTCCAAAGATGTCTTCGGCATCAGTTCAAGTAGGTCGGTGTCTAGATTCTTAGCAAGGTAATTCTGAAAACGCAAGTCATGATTGCCATAATTGATAACAACCTTCTTGGGCTGAAGCATTTCAATCAGGTCAATCATATACTGACGAGCAATCAGGATTTCCTCCATTGGACTTTTACGATATACTTTTAGGAAGCGAGAAATGGAGCTGCAGTCTACTAGATCCCCGTTTATCTGAAGGATATCAATCTTTCCAGCATACTCACTAAAAGTCTCGATGGGCTTCTGGAATGGAATATGTAGGTCGGAAATAGACAGAATGCAGGTTCCTACATCTCTATTAGATAAGGACTCCTGATATTGCATACCCGCACGGAATGCCTTAAAACGCTTGCGATATGCGCACTCACCAAAATTCTTACCCAACTCATCATTGAGCACCTTGGATGCGCCATCCCAAGTTAACTCTCTAGCCAGAACGGCATTCCCGATTCTTACAAAGAAGTCATCGCTCGTTTCTTCTGGCCGTTTATTATAGCAACCCATTGGCATCAAGCCGGGTCGCCCAGCAGCTCATCAGAAGTGGAAATATTGATGGTGACACCCTCAATACCATCCCACTTTGCCAGAGCTTCCTTCAGATTAAAGACGTTCTCGCCGTCCTTGGTGATCTCGGTGATAGTGCCCTCTGCAGTATCAATAATAGCGTTCTTAAAAACAACACTCTTCTTAGCAACCATAATTTTATTCTCCCTTATATTTTATTTCAATTTTGAAATGATTTAGCAAGACTATGCAAGCTCTGGAAATACCAAAGCTGCTGCCCATTTACTAATCCAACTGTTATGCAGTGACTCAAAATGTTCAATGGCTTCATCGATCGTTTTTATACGACGTAAATCAATTTCGATATACCGTCCATGTTCATCAGCATACTTTTCCTTAATATTATCTCGCTCAAACTGCTTTACAAAATCTTCTTCAGTCCGATGAAAATATTTAATACGGCTATAATGCTGTGATCCCATAACTTCACAAAACAGCTTTTCAGATGGAATATAAATGTCAAAAGGCATATATCTTCCAGTCTTTGGATTTTTAACAGCCTTATATTCAACAATCGTGTCAGGATATGTTTTCTTACAATACTCTTTTAGCTGTTGTGCGATTTTGCTTTCACATCTATGATACGCACACTCTGGACAACCTGTCCCATGATGAAATGTGCTCCATTTTGTGATTTTCTCGCCATGCCTTGGACAAATATATTTCAATTTTCCAAACGCTCCTGTGTATTCCTCTTTCTTTGTTAACAGTGTATATCCACGAGACTCAAATTCGCTTTTTATCACGTTAAAGTCTTTTAGTTGATTTTTTGCAGACAAAGCATGTGCACACAAACTACATCCAGATCCATCTCTAAAACTTCCCCAAGTAATGGTTCTTTCACCATGAATTGGGCAAAGATAATGTAATCGAGTTCGTGTAAAAGAAATAATATCCTCTTCCTTTGTTATAAGCTGATATCCACGCTTACGAAATAGTTCTGCAACATCCGCATAATTGAGTCCACTATAAGTAAGCATTCCTTTTCTTGCTGAACAGCTTTTACATCCACAGCCCTCAAGAACTGCGCAAGCAAACATATCAAACATCTTGCCGCAAGTGTTGCATTTCACAGTGACCTTTTTATTTGAGCCAACATACTTTCCAATAACAGTTACCTTTTGATTCTTTATTTTGGCTTCTTCTTGAAATTTTTCGTTTGTTTTTCTTACAGCTCCTCGCATTAGCTCACGTCCATTTCGTCAGCCCACTGGCTAATCCATCCACGGTGGTTCGTAGTCAACTGACATACGGCCACGCGATCATGCTTTGCAAAATGCTGGAGACAACGCATAAAGCCAGAGTCGGACGGCTTATCAAGATCACACTGCAAATCGTGACCAATGATAATCAATTTTACTTTCTCTCCATCACTACCGTCACAACGAGAAATAGTCTTCTGTAACTCTTTTGGAGTATAGTTCTGGCTCTCATCCAACAAAATTATTCCACTCAGGTTCGTACCACGAAGGAAAGTATGAGTTAAACAAGAAATATAACCAGTACCATTCTTCTGGTTTACCATAGACTCGTCATTGATAACCTTGTTAGGGTCAACGTTGCATTTAATCAGAGCTTGATAAAAAGGTTCAAAGAAAACTTCCGATTTTTCCGTGATAGATCCAGGAAGATAACCCTGACGCTTCTCACCATAACTAGATACAACGTAAGTCAATTTATCGAAATAGCCAGCCTGAACAAGCAGATTTGCAGTCGCAGTCGCAATAAGAGTCTTGCCAGAACCAGCTGCAGCGTTGCAGATCACAACATCAATGTTTGGATTCCAAATAGCATCTCGAAATACCCGCTGTTCAGGGTCTAAAGAAATGCCATAAAAACCATACTGATCAGGATCAGTAATCTTCTCCATAGGGATCTCAGTAGGAATCTTTCTCTTAGCCATATATTACAACTCTCCCTTAATTGAACTCATCCACGTCATCGCAAATCTTGTCTACGATGCCAAAGTTGACCTGCTCGTTAGCATCCAGATACCAATCCTTAGCCTTGTTCTTGGTCATTGTTTTCTTATCAATAGTAGAGTGAGCCATGATATACTCACGCATCTTCACGACCTGCTTCTCGTAATAGTCCATAGCCATCTTAGACTGCTCGAAAGTACCATGAGTATCGCCAGAGCCACTATGAATCAGCGCGGTAGAGTGAGGCAGAGCAAAGCGCTTCTGACCAGACAACAGCATCACAAGAGCAGCACTCATTGCGATGCCCGCGTTGATCGTCCAAACGGGAGTCTTACTCAGCGCAACAACATCAATAAAGCTAAACATTGCATCCAGCTCCCCACCATAGCTGTAAATAAACAGCTTAATAGGCTTGCGCTTCTCAACAGGAGTATCCTTATCAATACGGTTATACTGCAGAATCTTTCGCTCAATTTCAATCAGAGATTGGTCAATCTCAAAGTCGATAAAGAAAATGCGATCCTTCTCATCGACATAGAAGTTCATCATCTCAGGAGAGGGGAGACCGCCACCATTCATCAGGTTGGTGATCTCTTCTGGCAGTTGAATTTCAAAGTCCAATAGTCTATACCTCGTTCTTTCAAAGGTTAGTAACGTGCGTTACGCTGCATCTGTTTCAGCATCTCGATAGCGGCAATATTAAAAGGAAGCAACTCAAGATATCGAGCAGATTCTTCCAGATACCGCTTGTGACGGGTCTTTGCAATGCAAGCATGAGGGAAGACCTTTCGCACAGCCTTCGCTTCGGACTTAGTAATTTCAATCATTAGGTAAAACACCCTTTCAAAATAAAATAGGTAGGAAGAAAACAAGCGTCCTCGCTCTCTCCCTACCATAACTTTCCGCACTGTGTTTTACTCTATATATGTAAAATTATAACGCATCTACGTTAAAATATTGCATTTTTTCACATTTCATAAATCAAACATTTTTCTATTTTGTGCGGTTTTCTCAATATTTACGTTTTTAGCGCACTTACGACAGTATTTTTGTCTGCGTCCGGTGCGAGCAACCATCTTTCCGCAACAATCACACTTGATGTATTCTTTCCCACAATACTGACTCCACAGAATACCAGCATTCTCAAAATCGTCCACGAAAATCTCATGAGGAGAATCCGGCTCCGCAATCAAAACATGAATATTCAAGTTGTCAATCTTTTTCAAGCTGGCAAACCCAATAAAGCCAAGATTATGTAACTCACAGATCATCTCGTTCTGTTTTTTCTCATTCACGGATACATTTGCCATTCTGAAAATATCATCCGTATCTTCCGTAATCCAGTAGTTGCATTTTTTATTAACAGCAATATGGTATTTTGCCAGACACAGCATCGTAAACATCAGGCGTTGCATCTGCTTGCTTTCAAGTGCTTGAATCTTCTCTACCTCAGCCTTCGTAATGCACACACCATCAAGTTCCACCATAGGACGACCCTTTGCAGAAGCAATTGCTTTATCAATCAGCTCTCTATCTAGAACCTTGTTATACCCTTCAAAATGACGCAGCATATACTCGTTAAGCTTTTCTCTTACGTCATCCTTTGAGTATCCCTTATAGAAATAATACTTCGCTACATAATGCAAAACATGCCCCGCTTTCTTCCAAGGCACATCCTTCTCTAGCCACTCTTCAGCGTAAAGAACTTCATTCAATACAATCATCCGCATCCTCCTTACTATTCATGTCAACCAACACATCCTTGAAACGCTTGCCGTCATATTCAATATCGCCATTCTCATCCTGCACAAGAGAATGCACCATACCATTATGGCGTTCCAATAAGCGTTTAATCAAAGTATCATGAAACAACTCCCAGACGATTGCAATACTGGATGCATTATTTTTACAAAGATCAAGCATGATGTCGCAAAGTACATCGTCATTAGAACACTTGTCATGAAGATTGCGAAACATACTTTCCTGATACAGCGCAATGCGCTCCTTGCGATCTGCGCCGGTTTCTTTATTATTGTTTCCGTTGCCAGAATGGATTGCGTTACCACGAGCAAACCTCAAGTAGTCCTTAAAGATAGAGCGGATGCCATAATACTGAGAGTTGGTATACTCAACACCAGACTTGAGCGAGTCGTAATCAAACTTGCGCTTTATCTTGAGTTCTTCTTCAAAATCTTCCAGCTCGTCCTCAACAGTCCAGCATAGGCGGTTCATGGTACAAGAATTGATTCCGACCGGCATCCGATAGAGGTAATACTGGATAACCATTTCATCCACATCGTCCTTGACGGTCTTTTGCATAATCTCATCTAGACCGGCAAATCCATCCCACTTGATACGCTTGCGAGCTGCGGCCACATACTGCTTGTAATCACGCATCTGAGCAGGGTAGATGTAGCTCATAAAGTATGGCTTACGCCATGCGCAAATACTGCTCCAGAACTTCTTATCCTCGATAGTATCAGGATTATCATCGTCTTTAACGGCGCAAGCTTTATTGTCATACCAGTATTGCGGCATATCTGTCGTAGCTACGCCTTTTATTTTGTCGATCGCGTTCTGTTGATAAAGCTGTCCGCAGATAATGCGATACGTAAGTTCATCGTATTCTTTACTACCTTGCTCAAATTTACTTCGCACATCAAACATCGTTGTAATTCGGTTTGTTGTACGTCCAATATTATCTCCAAATCCGCTGATATTAGATTCAATAAAATCCTTTTCGGTCGGAATTTTTTTCTCGCATTTGCGCTGGACACAAAGAACGACAGGCTCATTTACCCATTTATCAATGAGAACTCTATTGTCTGTAGAAAATGTAAGGTCGGCATCGAAATCTTCACCGTTAAGTGCTGCACACATATTATCCCACGCATTGGTGATAAACACGGACTTCATATAGCGATACCAGTATTGGCAATCATCAGATACATTCAAATTCATGCACCGAATATTTGCCATCTGACTCATAGGAGCTCTAAAACAAGCAACCCTCTTGACGTCTCTATCATTCCAAAAACGACTGTAAACCTCACCGGCCTTCAATAGTCCGGTTACCTCCATCCGAAACATAGACTGGCAAAGCGCATATGGATCGCCACTCGCAACTTGAAAATTCCCTCGTACCTTTACAACACCCGTTTTTGCCTGAGAGATTCGCTTTTTAATAAAGTATCGAATCCGATTCTGCACATAAGGGTCGTTAATCATTTCCGGCTCAATCATAAGAGCCTTAATATAGTCGTTTTCCAGACTGTTTATGTAATTCGGGTCATCACGCATTCCACTACCACGCAAATACAGCAACGCATCACGCCAATCACCGCCCATGACGCCCTTGATTTCGTCCAAAGTCGGCTTTACAAGCTCACGAATCTCATCATTCGTAAGCTGATAGCTTTGAATAAACTGATAATTCAAATTGCGCTCCTCATCAAGCTCCAACTCACAAGTCTTGGTTACAGAGAAGTGATAGTGGTTCTCTCTACAGTTTTCAAGATAGTCCTCACAACTATGGTAACTATCCCAGAGCTTTAACATAGAGGTGCTAAGAACGACCTGAATTCTATTGATGTCGCGATAATCTCCCCATGCGTCCTTTAACATATTCTGTTTTGCTATCTTCTTAGCGAACTCACGGAAAGAGAAGGGAAATAACATGCCTTTACAGAATGCATTCCGCACACAGAAACCAGACGCAGTAGATGGCAACTTCAAATCCTCACTCCACTGTTGTGCAAGATCATAACTAATAAGTCCAAACCCATCATTCGCACACAGCTCGCAATCGTGTTCCTTATCTTCAACTATCGTAGGTTCTCCAGACACTCCATCGTCCAGAACAACAATATGGTCTTTAAAGCGCGTGTAGCAATCATCTATAACAAGTACACCATCAGGGTCAGTAACCGGAATAGAAGCGGAACAAGCAAGAGCTCTGTATGCTTCCAGCTTTGCCGGAATAAACTCCATTCCTTTATTACGGCCATTATCGATTCGCTTGCGGATCTCGTCAACAAGACGGTCACTCACAAACACAATCGTACTATTCTTAACGCCACCAGTGGTTCCAACCAGACGACGATACGTGATTCCATTGATTTTAAATCCCTTTGGAGAACACGCCCGGCGGTAGTCGTTCTTCTTATCAACCACCAAACACATATAATCCGGCTTAAACTGAACTGCGTCCAGCTCAGTGTATAATCTACGAATCTCCCGGCGGTTCTCTAAGCAAGACGGCTCATTCCGCAGCATCTTGATTCTACGCTTAATGCTCCGTGCTTTAGCCTCTGCGTCTGTAACACCGTTCAACTCATCAATCCATCGTAGAACAGTGCTATCAGCCAGCGAGATGATCTCGTGGTTTCGTCTGGCTTCATCTAATGGTAGGGTTAAATCCCATTTTGCTTCAACCAGACGCTTCGTATGGATCTTAAAAACAAACTTCTGGCAAGTTTGCTGTTTTGCCATTCGGCAGTCACCTCCGTATTCTTCTAAAACGTATCCTGTATTGTATAGCTATAAAGAAAAATATAAAATTAGGCTTTTACAGAGAGCAACTCTCGCTATCTTCCATAGCCTTGAGCCAAAGTCGTTCACGCTCCTGATAGAGCTCATCCAGCATATCATCAGCAGTTTCGTACTCGCTGCGTGTTAGGCTGGAACTATTCATGTCACACACAAGCTGCTTAATCTCTGCGTCAACATCCTCGTAAGTTCGCATCATTCATCACCCTCAATAGTCTTTAACCGTAATCGTCTGCTCGTCCATAATAGCACCACAGGCACCGCAGAACAGTGTACGGTCAATTCCAGTAGAATTATGACAACTGGAACACTCACAATACAGTGATTCTCCAAAATCCGCCTCATGTTCAATCCAATGAGCATGAACCACTCGACGGAACTCACCGCCAGCAGATATTTCTTTTTCAAGAATGCTCTTTGTGTATTGCATTGCCATATCGCACCATATACCACCAATAGACTTTGCATTACCTCTGACCCTAGGACGAGCGAGGGCACTATCGAGGACGCCAATCAATCGTGTTGCATTTACAAACTTATCCATCACTTAACCTCCTTAGCTACCAAACGAATCGTCTCATCAATCCATTCAAGCTGCGTCAGTAAAACGTCCACTGTATCAGCATCACTCTCGGAAATATTCAAATCCTTAATCTTATGTAAAGCCCATTCAAGGTTCGGGTAATAGCCAACCGTAACCTCCTTTACGCCAGTGCCCATCTCACCAGTCTTTGGATTCTTGCCAGCTGGCCGCTGCTCAACGATAACGAGATTTCTCTCATCGCAGTTTTTAATAATGTATTTACCAATCTGTACACGCATCTCTTAGTCCTCCTTAAATATTTCTAGCGGCCTCAAATGCAGCCACATCGTTCATGAAATCATTGATATGTAGGTACTTGTCAGCCTTCTGCACAGTCTTTGGCTTGAACTCTCGACACTTGCATCGCACCTCATCACAAGTGGTGAAGCACGGGATCTCATACTGGCATTTTGTGCAGACATATTTCTTGTGAAACTCCGGCAAGTGTCCAGATGCTTGGTAGAACTCATAAGTTACCTTTAAATCAATCCAATAAGGGTTATCAAAATTCATTTGCGGCTACCTCATTATAAATATAATTTTCACATGGAATTTTTTGTTCATTTGGAATGTAAATCAATGCATACACTAATTTTTCAATAACAGTTTTACTTAAAGATTTCTCAACATAATCACTACACGTCTCCGCACCATTTTGAGTGTATACGATGTATTTTTCTCGTACTTTTCTTCCGCGCTTTATATTTGCTAGTTTCGGAATGTTCTCGCAAATGGCGTCATTTAAACGGTGAACACACTCTAAACAGGTTTCCTCATTTGTATTATTCCGCATACGTTTAATAGAAGTTGTATCAATTATAATATGATACATAGAATAAACTGAATCATACGGAAATATATCTGTAAATTTATTTTGTAATTCGTTATAAAAATACGATGATTTCCCACTCAAGAAAATGTCTTGCTCGTTCTCACATTCTTCCCCTGAAGATTTTTTAAAACTATGGATAACCTTGCTGAACAAATTATTATAGTCTCGTAGCTCTACTTCTGTAGGAATATGAAGCTTATCACAGCCTAACTCTTTACTAATAAAAACAGGAGTATAATTACAAGAGATGAACTCTTTGTTTTTCTTCATTTCTTCCAATGCATAATAAATGTATTCTTTAAGTGAACTGCGTACCTTTCTTTTGAAGTTAATAATATCCGTGACTTTTGCTTCATCACCATAGACTTTAGTGTAAGGCTTGTCGAAATCTTCATTTATCATTCCGCAAGCTTTTGCTATATTATCCAATGTCCAAAATACATCAATATTACCATTTTCAACTTCCGGTGAAATTTTAGATAATTGATACCGAATGATTTCTTTGATGTTTGAACCGTATTTGTTATTCCCGCCCTTTGGTCTAGGAGATAAAATTTCAGTCTTTGGACGAATCTTTTTTACAGTGTAGCAGAAGCTTCCTTTTTCTTTTTCTAGTACAACATATCTGTTTAATTCGGCCATGATCTGTCTTTTGCTACTACCGCATACCGCACATCCATTCCTATCCAAAATATTTAAATATTCAGACAATGCACGGAAATTTTTAAAAACCTGGCCTTCATATAATTTATCAGTCATATCTTGTGTTATATTATAAATTTTATTCATAAAGTCTCCTTATCTCTTATAAGACCCATACCATTTAAATCCAGCACGAGGAATTCCAGAATTCGCAGGAACACGAATCATTCCATCTATAAAGAGCTGAAGAACCTCATCACTTAACTGTCTATGCACAAAGCGAAACGGTGGTTGAGAAGCATCATTATAATATTCTGGATTTTCTTCCAACACCGCTCTACCTCTTCTGACGGTAGAAAGCGTTGGAATATTCTCACACATCGCATCATTCATTTCGTGAAAGCTTTGCTGTTGCAATTTATATTCCGTCCGTGCCGCAGATCGCTTCAACGAGTTCGGCTCAATCGTAATATGGTACATCGGTCGTGCTAGGTCATATGTAAAAATTTCCTTGAATCTATTATCTAATTCTTCATAAAACTCATGAAGTCGTCCGGTCAGAAATACGTCTTGTTCACTCTGACACACTCGACCAGATGACGTATAGAATTCGTGAAGCACATTCGTATACATCTTCATATAAATGGCCTTTTGGTCTTCAGATGGAATATGGTACTCTTCTGGGTCATGGTTTATAAACACAGCAGGGCAGTCTTCAAAAAATATTTCCTTGTTTTTCGCCATAGATTTAAGCGCAGACTCAATATACCCAACCATTGTAGATTTAGTACATTGCTGAAACGTCTCAGCATCCGCTGCTAAATTCTCTCTAAACTCATCCATTTGCTCACGAGCAATACTTTCTAATGGTGTACCAACTATCTCAGCCCAGAAGGTATCCTCTCCATGTAAATCCTCTGGATATTGATAAAAATTCTTATTAGCCATTCCACACGCTCGTAGTATTGCAGTTGGTGTCCAAAAGAACTCCATCCAACTACTGCCATCACATTCTTTAAGTAAGTGGTAAGCAATCTGGTTCTGCAGACGCAATGAGAACTTTCCTTTATTTCTTGTCGGTAGAGGAGGAAGTACCTCATTGTCTGGACGAATCTTTACAATAACAAAGCGTTTTCCTTCCTTTTTAAACTCAACAAAACGATTCAGCTCTTCAAGAAAGTGTTTTTTGCTAGTTCCATCTAATGGCTTTCCATTTTTGCCAAATACATTAAGACAAGTAGATAGTTCTAAAAAATTAGAAAAAATCTGACCATCCTTCAATTTACCTATTATCTCCCATGTGATCTCGTATTTTTTCTTGTCCATATAACCTCCTACTCAATTTAGTTGGATTGACGAGTCTGTATTATATATATGTATAAAGATACATGGTCGTCAATCCAAGTACAACTATCACAAAATATCTCTTAATGGTTTACTCGACTTGAAGCTATGGCGCGCAAGCGGCATAGATTCAATTTGAGTAAACCTACGAGCGTCCTCAGACGCGAGATCCCTCTCCACGCCCTGTCTGGAAGACTGCTATAAATATCCACCACAGTCATTCAATCACTAACTCCTTTACAGTATCCTGTATTGTATAGCTATCTACACTCATTATACCATGAGTTTGCCAAAAATTCAATAGCTATCTAATACAGGATACGAATATTCCTGAAGCCTATTATAATAAAGTATGTTTCTGGGAGGTATTGTTCTCTATGAAGGACATCCAAATGCTCTGTGTGTTCTGTGTAAGCCGCCAGAGGCCACAATCATGCTCCTTGTAGGTCTTTAGAGTCTCTGAAAGTGCTTCTCAGATGTCAGATCAGTCCATTTATGGCGATAGGGGAGTACGGATGGGTACAAATAGGTATTTTATACTCCGAAGAATGGTCGTTTTCGGTACATTTATGGTACACATCGGAAAAACCCGCATGAATCCTAGGTTTTTCAGACTTTATTGAGCCAAAAAGGAACAAAATAAGTGGTAAAAAGGTACAAATAAAAAGAAAAACTAGCCAAAATATAACGCAAATACGTTAAATTTTAGCTAGTTACCGAATGAGCTACCGATTGAAAAATAGCGATTTTAAGCCATTTTTAGGTATTTTAGAAGGGAAAGTGAGTGATTTGTGGGTGCATATAAGAGAGAGCATAGAGGTGCATTTTGGGATAGTTTTGGCAGGGGAAAGTGTGCCTAGGGTATGGGAGGAGATAGAGAGTGTGATGGAGTGCTGGGATGGGAAATAAGATGGAGATTAGAAAGGTTTGATAGGGGTTGAAAAAAAGGTAATTTTTGTGGAGATTGTTGTGCAAATTGTATAGTGATATGGAATATAACAAATTGATAATTGGTGATTATGAATAAGAAAGATGTACTGGTGGCTCGGTCTGCTGCCGGGAACGTCCAAAAAATGAAAAGTGCACCCCCACGGCTTGAGTGCTGGAAATGCTCAAAATACGACACTCATTCATAGTGCTTTACTAGGAATTTTTTGGTGCAGATTCAATCCCTAGCATTTTACTAGGATATCAACAAGTTACAATTCCTAGCACTTTGCTAGGATATCTGATTTAATTCCTAGTAATTTGCTATGAATTGTTCGATTATTCAAATTTGAAATACTTTAACAATTTAGCACTTTATCATACTAAAATCTTCACCTTTCCAGATCAGGCGTTTTGCTTTATCACTTTACCACGCTAAAGCATCCCATTTTCCCTTATAAGGTAATTATAATATAAAGCAAAAATCCATTTGTTGCACACGCAACATTTACGGTAATACCGCTTGACTTTTACGGTAATACCGGCTATAATGGTGCCAAGCTCAAGGGCAACACCGGAAAGCGGAAAACATGATGGTTCTGAAACACCGGAAAATTTCAGTTTCCACTTTTTGACGTTTCACCGCTTGAGCAGTTCAAAAAATAGGGCTTGACAAAACGGTAATACCGTGATACAATCTAGCCAAGCTCAAGGGCGAAAGCCCAAAAGCAAAACCCAAAACCCAATAGCACATTGACAAGTCAAGACTTCTGATTTTAGCCTGTTTGGTTTAACTCTTGTTTAATTGCAAGAAAAATCATGCAACAAAAGTCAAGATTAGAAGTTTGCCGTATCGGCAAACATTTACTTGTTTTGTCGGTTTGGTGCGACAAGTCACAAAAAAATCGTACCTTGAATTTTGATAACACTATCTTTGCAGTAGGGACGGAAACGCATAACCAAAAGCAAGAAAAGCGCATATTGGCAAACAAGATGTTTTAGACGCAAGTCTTTCACTGGTCCCTAGGTAGACTATACCTAAGAGGATCAGCAAGGATGGTCAACAGTATGCACCTTGTATCAAAAGCGTACTGTACCAGAACACTAAACAGAGAAGAGGTGTATTCAAGTGTTCAAAGAAAAGCTCAAAGCCGTTCTTTTTGTAGCTCTTTTTACTATCGGTTTCATTCTCATTACAGCTGGTATGCTGGTTAGCTTTTGCGGGTTGGCATACATGGGATATGCGGTTGTTCTAACCGTCTACGGCGGTTGTTCACTTCTTGCAACAGCTCTTGTTGAGGACATTCTCAAGTAAGTCTATCCGGCAAAAGCCGTCACGTCAATACACAATAAGTATAACACAACAAAGGAGATAATACTATGTCTAACCTGTCTAACGTCTGTCTGTCTATCCGTAGCTCTAACAACAAGACTTCTACCGCAAGGGGCTATGCAAGTAACGGCAAAGCTCTTGTTAGCTTTACCAACAAGGGCGGTGTTAATACGCTCAAGGCATACCCTAAAGCCGATAAAGTGCCGTCTTATCTGTTGATGGACGAAAAAGAGTATACGGCATACGGCAATGCAATCAAGTACGTTTACAATTCCGCTTGCCACGTTAACGCAAGCACTACCAACAAAGAGGATGAAAGCATTATCAAAGTTTACACTACCGACTTCCATTCTTGCCTGTCCGATCTCGCAAACATCGTTTTTGGTGAAACTTTCTCTATGCAAGAGTATCCCTCTTTTGGCACAGAAGTCCTTGCAATGGCAAAAACTTACCTTACCACCACTATGGATGGTGACGTTTCCCCGGCAAATCTTCCGATCAATCGTTTCGTCAAGGCTCTTGAACCTATGCTTTTGAGCGTAGCGGCACACAGCGTTTTTCTGAAAGACTATGAACGAGACTATAACCTTGCTTGCAAGCGTTGCAACTCCCGTATCAACAAGGCAACGACACAGCTTGACAAGGCACAGGCAGAGTATGATAAGGCACTGTCTGAACTTGACAAGGCAAAAGAGCAGATTGTTAAGGACAAGAGCGACAACACCATCAAAGCGTCTACTAAGAAAACCCACGAAAACAATCTCGACAAGGCACAGAAAGAATTTGACGCAAAAAAGAGCGTCCTTGATACCATCAAGAGCACTATCAACACCTGGACTATCAAGTTGGCCGATGCCCAGAAAACCTTTGAACAGGCAAAAGCAGAGGATGAAAAGAAGTCTTAAAGTCAAACCCAAGAAGTTAGCCTAAACATACCAGAATGCAATACATAACACGCCTGACGACTAGAGGTACAGGGGAAGAAGTAACCTCTACCAACGGCAAAACGCCGTCACAAGATACCATGAAAGAGGTGAAATATCTTGAAATCCTATCAGAATACGATGGGAGAAGTGCGTCAGAACACTTCTGGGCACTCTATCATCTACAACGGCACAGAAGTTAAAGAGTTTGATCTTTACGGCACATTTGACGGCGTTGTGTTCGTCAGTCGTCCGTTTATCGCAATGAAAACAGGCTTTATGCCTATGTACGTCAAAACGTCTATGGGATGGACTTCTATCCATCCTTGCAAGATTGTTGACTTCCTCAAAGAAGCATACAAGGCAAAAAGTGTTTCCCTTTATGACTGGAATACCTATCAGCAGAGCAAGAAAGAAAAGCGTCTTGCAATGGAAAAGGTCAAACAGCAGCAGAGTGAAACGGCTTTTTTCAGAGCGTCACAAGCTAATGCAGAGGGTTCTTTGCGCTATCATAAGAGCAAAAAACGTCTTGATGACCGCTATAATGAAGTGGGCAAACCGGCTCAGAAAAAGCGTTCTCAGCGTGTTGTATTTGGCTCTAGTGAATACGTCACAGTTTCCGGCTGGATCTACGGCAGAGAAGTCTTGATGAATAATCATAGCTTCCGCATGGATGAAAGAATGTCGTACTACATGGACGGCACTGGATGCTGTGCCCGTGATTTCGATAACAGAGATATGCGCCCTTTGAATGACGTGTTTCCTGTGAAATCTGGCAAGAAAGCAAGGTGATAATTTTGAGTTTGACAGCAATTCGTCAGAATGATATAATTGCACCATCAAGAAAAGGCGGTGCAATTATGGCAAATCGTGATTATGGCAAGGAATACGAACGTGAAAAATCGCGTGCAAAAATAATTCCCATCAAGGTAAGTCCAGAGTTTTTTGATGCTTTTACAGCAAAAACAGAACTTGATGGAACTTCTAAAAACGCAGTTCTAAAAGCTTGTGCAGAAGCATATACCTATGGAAATCTTATCCTTGATGAGAATGGAAAGCCTCAAATATTAAAGTGAGTTGTTATACTTCGGATTCATATTTTTTAGACGGATATTCTTCACTAACATCAGAGAAAAATTCTGCAATATCCTTTACGAATTGGCAAAGAATTTCTTTTGCGGTTGCACGTTGAGTGCCAAAACCAACAACGTCTGTAAACTCAGACCATTCTTCAAAGAAATCATAATACGATACAAGTCTTTTTCTATTGTTAATGATAAAGTCTGGTGTAACATCGAGGTAAACAAGTTCACCATCATCAAGAGATTCCATCCATGTATCATCGTAATAATTAAGCAAGTCAAAGAATGTGTTAAATAAGTTACTGGAGTTTTCTTTATATTTGTCACTTGCAATCATCTTTTTGGATTTGAAAAATTCAAGAATTGAAATCGTATCAGACAGCATTGACGAGTAGTGTTCTATAAGAGTGGTGAAAACAGATTCGTTTAGCATAGCAAGGACTTCCTTTCAAATTATGATATCTCTATTCTAGCAGAACCGAATACTCACGTCAACAAACACCTTATGACCTAAAAACTCATAGGGTGTTATTTTTATGCCCTGTTTTGTATATTTATGCAAATAATTTGCAAAATATGCAAAGTGAAAACAAACACGTCAGAAACAACACGATAAAAGAGGAGTTCTACCATGGCAATTTTGGCTATTGAGTCGGCTCTTGATGTTGCCATAATGTTTGGCGACAAAGAGTTGGCAGAAATTTACGCCGAAGCTCTTGAAGAGGTGGGCGTCCACTATGAAAGCCTTGCCAAGTGCTGGGCGTGACGAAAGAAGCGCAAACAGTATGAAAATATTATTATAGCCTTAACTATGATTGTAGTGTGGGCTGTGGTATAATAAGGGAAGAAAACCCTTAAAGAAAGGAGAAGAATCATCATGGATGCAAGAATGATTAGTTTTTGGGGTTGCGAAACTAACCCATGCGCAAACCCCGATACGGCAAATAACAGAGGGGGATACTCTCAACCGTCCGGTGGAATCCTTGTTGCTCTCGAAAACGGTGAGTATCTTACCGTCACAGTGGATGATATGTCTTGCGGCGATTTCGGCAGCAGAATCGGTTGGACTATCGACAGTTCAGACAGTCGCAGATGGGGCGGCTGTTATGGCACCATGAACGATGCTATGGTGGATAACGAATGGACGGAGGAATCTCTGGATTCCGTGTCTGGTGTGTACGGGATTGATGCCCGTGCAATGTTGTCGGATGCGATTCATGCGGTACATATTGCCGCATAAGACAACCGAATATCGTCAGAAAGAGTCTTGTGAGTTAATTCTTACAAGGCTCTTTTTATATGCAAAAGAAAGGATGGTCTATCATGAAAAGTCTCTTAATGTTCTTTGGCTACTCCGCATATCAGGCAGGTTGCATTGCGCCTATGGTGTGGGTTTTCGTTGTTGGTGCTATCGCTATGGGTGTGGCAGAATGGAAAGGGTGGTTGAACTGATGAACAGAGAAGATCTGGTTGTTCTTGAAACTGGCAGCGCCTATACAGCACTGTTTAACAAGGCAAATTATTACACGCCATATATTGTGGCGTGGCATTTTGACCCGGATTCCTACACATGGGATCAGGGTCATTATTTTTGTGACCTGAAATCCGCAAAGAATTTCTTTGCGGAGCAGGAGAAAGAAAACGCGAACTGTCGGTATTGTGAGAATATCGACTGTCCGCACCGTGATGCACTCAGACGTTTGCCCCGTGAAAAGGGTGGTTTGGGTCTTTGCAAGAACTTTGAGTAAAGGAGAATGAAAAGCATGAAAAAAAAGTATGTCATGTATGAAGCTCTTGGAACGTGGTATATCACCACGGCAGAGAACCACAACCGCTATATTGAGGATGCACGGCAAATTCACAATCTTGGTCGTAATTTCGAGAAAGCGAAGGCCATTGTTGATTACAATTGGCACGGCTTTGATAATGTTGAAATCATTCAGAAATAAAAGATATGTTTTAAGGAGAGTTTGATATGACCGCAAGAGAATATTGCAAGAGCCATCCTGTAACCGCTTATGATAGCAGTTATGGCCGTTGTGGTGGTTTTCAGATTCATGGCGATATCGAATACGGCATTGATGATTACCTTTATGGTATGTCTGGTGCGCTGTGTGAAGATGAGAAATATCATAGTTATCATCACCTGAAAATCATCTATGCACCGTCTGGCAGAGCATACGTCAAGTGTTTCGGTAAACGAATCTATCTTGATGAGTGCATGAGAGTGTAAAGGAGAAACGACAATGAAAAAAGGCCAATGGTTTATGAACGATGAAACCGGTGTTATCACCAACATTCATCGTGAAGCTGTCGAATGGTATCGGCAGGGCGCAAATGTCTCAATCTGGATCAACGGCGTTATTGTTTGCCGTTGGGGTCACTGATAAGAAAAGGAGAGTACAAAAAATGAAACTTACTCAGAATAAGCTGTCCGTTATACTGGCTACTGTTGTGGCTGGTATTTCCATTCTGGCAAACTGTATGACTGCAAATGCGGTAGAGCCTATGAAAACTCGCCTGGAGAATCGTTATGTCCTTGCCGGTAGCGTGGATGAAATCGAAGTATTCCGCAACGGAATTAAGACCATCCATGTTATCGACGAGAACGGCGAGGAATGGTTGTATTCTTATGCAAGCATGGAAGAAACCCCGGCAGATGGTCAGAATGTGACCATGATTATGAACAGCAATAGAACAGAAACCATCTACGATGATACCATCGAGGATGTTCTGTGGGCACGGCCTGATGAAGTGGATGTTGATTGATATTCACAGAATGGTCACGAAAATAAAACGTATTAACGCATTAAAATGTGACGTTAATAAAATCTACATTTTAGTGCTTGACAAAATCAGCAGTATCCTGTATTATGTAGCTAGAAAAACAGTCCGTCAGAGGGCTTTTATTTTTACCGTATAGCTATATAACACAGGATACGAGAGGAGGGCTATAAAATGGATCAGAACTGGAAGCTTGGTGACGATATGGTTGTAAGTGACAATCTTCTGGATGGTATCACGTTTGAAGATCTGATCCTGACAGTGCATTGCAACTGTCCACAAATTACAGAACGGGCTGTAAAAAAAGAACTGAAAGAAATTCTTGCGATTCATATGCAAGATATGGAATTTTTACTCGAAAACAATATCAACAAGATAATTGAGTTAGCAAGTAAAAACAGAGAATAAGGAGATGTGAGTATGAAACGCAATAACTATAATTACGAGAATTTTCACTACACAAGTGATAGCTGCCTGATTCTTATGAGCGAGGTTCGTTATAAGAAAAATGATTTTGGGAAGATGGTTCTTGTACCGGAAGAAACAAAGGAAGAAGTGATTTCACCTACGTTCTATACCAATTACATTACGGCAATTCCATTCTTTGATAATGATTTCTTTGGGCTTCATGCTTCTTGTGAAGCTGAATGGAATAGAACACCGGCAGGAGCTGTGCCTACTGTAGTAACGACAATCAATGGCGCAGGTGATGAAAAGATTGTCGCAACATTTACATTCCTTAGCAAAAGTAATCTTTTGAATACAGCTGGTTGGCGTGAAAAGGAAATTGTAAAGAATGCAAAGTATTTCCATATTGAAAGACTTGACGGTGCAGATATGATTTACCTCTATACCGAAAGTAATGATGGTACGTCAGAGGGCATTTTTGACACTAAGAGATCTATTTGGAGGGGTTAAACGATGACTGATGTTCAGAAAAAGATGTGGGATGCACTGGTTAAAATGTCTGGTGAGGACGTTGCAAGATTATTTGTAAATTGGTGTGGAGAACAAATTCTGGATGATGATTTCTATAAAAATATGATTGATGAGGGAGTGATTGAAAATGAAGAATGATTTTTACTGGAACAGGAACTATATGACTATTGCAAAAAGTATTAACGAAAAGCACCGTACAAAAATTATAATACATAAAAATTGGCAGTGGTATTTAGCTGAATTTGATTCATTGGAACAACTGCATTTCTTTGAAAACGTAGTTGGATTCAGAACTTACTATCTTGGAATGGAAAATGGAATCGCAAGATTTTCTTTGAGTCATGAGTTTGAAGAAGAAAAATATTTCTGGAAATTGTCTGAACTTCCGGCTGGTGTAAAACCGATTAAAGCATTGTGTAATGGTAGTATTGTTACTTGCTATTTTTTGAATGATGGGAAAATTATTCATTGGTATCGTCCGAATCCTAATGCAAGGAATGTTTATAAACCAATGACGTTGCAACAGCATATTAGGCATCATGAAGTGTTTGGTTCATATTGAAGAACAGGAAAATCAGGAGGGTGAAATTTTTTGATTATCGATTCAATTCTTGACCGTAAGGACGGCAGACACTACAGTGCACATGATTTCTATATCGAGGTCAGAAAATATGAGCGTCTGGGTGTTGGGACTCACGGCGATGATATCTCTATCGCCATGGATTATGGTGATAACAGAGATGTGCAGCGTGTTTTGTGTCAGTATATCCAGCGCAATGGATACCCGACAGACATTGAAGATTACGTAAAAAGTCAAATCTGGGTAGTGTGAACAGCAGATGCTAGGTGATTAGCGGTACTAGGGCAGACATAACCGCTACCAGAATGCAAAAGCATAAAAATATTAAAAGGAGTATTAAGTATGGAAAAGATGTATGACCGTATC